CTCGCGGTTGTATTTTGCCCGACCTTTTTCAGTCAAGCCAGCACCTTTTTCAGCAGGTAGCTTCTCACCGCGACCAATAGCGAGGCTGACCCCGCCTTTCTTCATTTTGGCTGTTCTGGCTGACTCTCGGAAGGCTTCTGCGGTTGGCGCACCTTTGCTACCAACTTTGCGCATTTTTTCGCCAGATCCTTCAGCGATTCTTTGACGTTTTGCATTGATATTGGCATACAAACCTTGTTTCATGATTTACCAGCAAGTACTGCCGCCTGATTTGAATGGAGCAGGTTTGCCCTTGCCGATCTTTTCAGACCACTCTTTACGGGTTCTAGCCGCTTTACCGTACTCTTGTTCCTTAGAGGCACGTTCTGCTCGCTCTTTCAAACGACCAGACTCAAGACGTCGCTGTTTGCGACCAGCCATCTTTTCATAAGTCTCTTTGTCGCCAGCGGCTTTTGCGGCATAACCAATCTTTTCCTGACCAACGATTCTGTTCACGTACTTTTTGTCCTTGAACTTTTGAATCGCAGTGCGCTCAGGCGTTTCGCTTTCATCCTCATCCTTCAACTGACCAGTAGCGCTCTTGTAATCCCAGTCGCTGTCATAGTCGTAAGGACTCATAGAACCACCAGTGGCTTTCTTAGCCGCGCGCTTGGTGCTGTACGCAATCGCTACAGCTTGCTTAACAGGTTTCCCTGCGGCGATCTCAGCCTTGATGTTCGACTTGAACGCCTTGTCAGATTTAGATTTGATGAGAGGCATGATATTTAGGCGTATGTTTTGATCATCTCAAGAACAACAGTGTATGTATCGCCTAATGTTGCATCAGCAGTACTGAACACAATGTTGCCGTTTTTGCCTGCACCTGCATTGTTTGTAATGCCACCAAAGTTTGAAAAGTCATTCAAATAGTTGGTGTTGATGGTAGACAAAAAGAAAGGAACGTCTGTGGTTGCATCCCAGTACATACGGACTTCAAGACCGTGACACACAGAACTAATTTTGTTGACAGTAACGCCAGTGCAAGGTTTTCCAGAAGCGCTAGGCGCAAGAGTGGAAACATTTACCTTGGTGACTGCTGTCTCACCAGTGCCGTCACTGATGTTTGTGAATTTCATGATTGCAACGCGCTCGCCATCCATGAGCGTTTGACTTGTAACTGCATCAGCCATAATTTATTCTCCGATAAAAAGTGGGAGCCGAAGCCCCCACTTAAGTTCAGCACTTAACTGATCCACCACGTTTCTTAGCAGGGGTCACTGTCACGGACTTCTCAGTCTTGGTGACAGAGCCTTCAGGCTTGTCCTTGCTAGTAAACAGGCTCTTTGCACCCTCATACAGCCTGCTAGGGATGCTACGGATGGCCTTGGCCATGTCCATATCTTCCTCAGATGGGCCGATTGATTTGTCGTAAGCGCCTTTTGACAGGTCAGTTACTTTAGCCGCTCCGCCAGATTGATACTTCAGGTTGCTCTGGGCTTTCGCTTGCTTCATCGCTGTTTTGTTCTCAGCCTTAAAGGAGGACTGAGCCTTCTTCTCGGCTGGAGTCACACTGCCACCCTTTTTAAAGGTGCCAGATTGACGATCATTGCTGACAGGAGCAGACGGCTTTTTTGCGGGATATGCTACGGCGCGACCCGAGTCGTTAACTGCGCCCCCCGTAGCATAGTGCTTTTTTGTCGCACCGCCTTTTTTGTAACCACCAGCGTTGCCTAACTTCACATCGCCTGTGGGGGCGCTGTTGTTGTCAGGTTTTGCAGTGTCCATTTTGGTGTTGCGATACTCGCCGCCTTGGCCCTCGGTGTTGATGATGCCGCCAGCTTTGTAGCCGCCTTGACCATTGACAACGCCGCCCGTGGCGTAACCACCGGGCTTCGTCGACTTGGCAATACCACCAGTAGCCAGACCTTTATGGCCCTTGCTTGCTGGCTTGGCTTCATGAGACTTCAGCTCAGACTTAATGCCCTTGAGGGCTTTCATCTCAGCCTTGTGCTCACCTTTGGACTCGCCACCTTCCTTCATTCCCAACATAGCCGCACGACGCACAGCCATGGTAGGTTTCTTAGGACGAGCAACGGGCATCATGCCACCGCGTGCAGGCATGGTAGAGGCCATGGGAGAACCCATCATGCCGCCATCAGCCTTTTTCACAGCGCCGCCTTTTTTGAGCTTGAGTTCGACTGTAGGTTCAGTCGTCATCATCTTCACCATTGGCTTGAATTGACCCATGATGTGCTCCTTAATTAAGCGAACGATTTGTAAACAATCGTCACACGACCAGCGCCAGCAGTAGGTGCAGTGCTTGTGTAAGCATAGGTCAGGGTGGCGTAATCCACGTCTGTTGTACCTACGTTAGCCCAAGCGCTGTACACACCAGTTGTGGCAACTGAAGCACGGCCAGCAGATGCAACGCTTGTAGCGGTGACATACGCGGCGGCAGAGCCAGTCTTGCCAACAGTAACCTCATCATTACCAGCCGCATTGAATGCAGTGGTCACGTCGATGTTAATGCTAACAATTTGAGCATTGGCAGGAATAGTGCCAATGGTGACTGTTGTGCTTGTGTAATCGAAAGTCGTAGTGATTGCTGACAGTACGCCTGCCGCATTCGTTACGTTGTTGTTGTATGCCATTGTCTTTTCTCCTTAATGGAGCAGGGGGCGAACCCCCCGCGGTTGATTAGACGCCAGCAGTGCCGTACATTGCGCGCCAGTCGGTGAAACCAACGTCATAACGCTCGGTAGCTTTGTAACGCATGGAATCAGTCTCAAAGTCCCCTTCCATCGTTTTCTCAAGCTTACGACGCATCATCAGCTTCATGCCTTCTGGAGCATCAGTCTGAACCCACCATGCGGTTGGGCTGGTCAAACGAGACATAACAGCCGCACCTTCGTCAAGCAAGCCAATAGACTTGATTGGGTTGATGTCGTTGTTAGCGTTGCCAGCACGCAAGACGGATTTCAACAGAACTTCGGCTTGGAACACGTTGCCGGGGGCCACCACCAATTGGCGGGGCACAAGGCGGATCTTCTTGCCGTTGTTGTCGAATGCCTGACGAATTTGGATCAACATCTGCTCCAAAGAAGTCTGGGACAAGTTAGCGGCTGTAGCCAACAAGTTGCTAGCTGTGCCGTTCACGATGGGGTGTGAAGAGCTGTTCAAAGCTACGCCGTCGCCACCTGCTGTTGCACCGCCAGTAAAGGCGTTGTTCAACACGTTAGCGGCCAAAGTCTCTTTGGTCTCAATCAAAGACTGAGCCAAGTGACGTGCGTACACCTGACCGATACGGATGTGGTCACCGTCTTCAACCAAAACTTTGGTCAAAGCAAATGCCAAGCCGTACACAGAGTACACATAGCGTTTCAAGAACAGAACACCACCTTGTTGGTACGACACTGGTGTGCCATCAGGCAACTGAGGTGCCGCGCCGAAACCGTACAGGACGGGTTCTTCGTGGTAGTTACGGGGGATGCCTTCTTGTTCGCGGAAAACGCGAGACCATTCATCGGCACGTTGATCGTAGACACCGTCGAAACATTCATTCAAGATAGGTTCGACGATGCTACGAAAGTCGGTACTGCGCATTGGAGCGGCCATGGTTCATGTCCTCCTATTAGATTGCCGTACCTGCCGCACCAGCAAACTGGAACTCGGCAATAGTGGCACGAACGATGGTGTAAGAATCACCCCAAGCGTTGCCGGGGTACGGAGCCAAGTCAACAATACGCATCTGAGCACTGTTACCTGCGCCAACCAAAGTGGTGGACAAAGTAGCTTGCGACAGACCTGTAGTTGTAGAACCAGCAGTGGTGTTGCTCAAATCGGCTTCATCGCCAATAGAGGTTTGAGCCAATGAGCCGTCAGCTTGGATTTCATACACGATGTTAGGATCAGCGTAGAAATAAGCAACGCATGAGCCAGTCTGGTATGCAGTAGATGCAGGCCAGTTGTTGGACACATGACGACGACCTGTGGTGTCAGTCCACTCGACACCTGCAAACGCGCCAACAAAGGCGTCGCCAGCGGCGGCGGGTTGAATAACGCCGCCAGTCACATACTTGACTGGTTGGCCCTTGAGAATTGCGCTTCCGTAAGCGGAAGCAATACCGTCAGCCAGCGCCTGTGCGCGATCCAAACCAGAGGGATGGAAAGCAGGACGCAAACCGAACGGAGCACTTGTAGAAGACATAGTCTTACTCCTTGAAAGTTAACCCTCAAAAATGGGGGCTCGGTTGGATTGGGATTGGTCAAATCTGCCCATACCTTCGCCTTCAACACTCACAAGCGACTTTCCGCGGCTGTCACGCTGACCTTGAAGATTCTCAAGCTGTACACGGACTTTGTCCGCTTCTTCTTGGGGAGCTTCGTAGTGCATCTGCGCCATAGCGTCTTGGTAGACATCCATGGGCAGTTTGAACAGGAGCATCTCGTTGCATGAGACTTGACCAACGTGTTCGCCAGCTTTTACGCGGTAGTTCTCGAAGCCGGGCAACTCATCCGCTTTCACGGGAACGTAACCCAGTCGCATCCGCTTATCAATCGTGTCGTACGCATTGGTTGTTGAGAGCCAGCAGAGGTGCCAGCCGGGGATCGGCGGGACTTGTGGCAGAGCTGATTGCGTCCACTCATCGTTCCACATCTTGCGACGTTCCTGCGAAGAGACGAACTTTGTTTCTGGAGCGGCGCGACTAGCGTCCTCGCTTGCGCGATCATTGCGTCCACCTGCGTTCAGAGATTTTTTCAAACGTGATTCGGTCATACTGGTTTCCTTAGTAAGAGTTGTTTCGAGCTTCTTGCGCATATCGCTTAATCATCTTGGCACGCTTGTCAGGATCATCCCAAAAGCCTGCATCCTTCATGGCACGCACTTGTTCTGGTTTCAAAACAAATGTGTTCCTGTTGGTGCTACCGTTGACGCTTTCGCGACCAGAACTTGTTACAACACTCCTTGGTCTCTTTGTAGACGAACGTACGTCCGTGCTGTCATTGTACTTGTGTGGCAAGTACTTATGCAAGCGATTATCGAGTTCATTCCAATAATCTGGTGTGGTTGGATCCCAACCCTCAGATGACAGGGATTCATCGATCTGCTTTGCAATCTTTGAATCGGTATCCCGACCGTTCGGGTCATACCAATCATTTCTCTCCATCCAGCTTGCCGCCAAGCGTTGCAGGCGGGGATCTGGAACATTTCCTTGAGTCTGACGTGGCTCAACCGCCGTCTTCTTCAGGGAAGCCAAAGACTCAATCTGACGACGGGCTTCGTACATCATCTCTTGTGCTTCGGTCATAGCGTGGCCATCAGCCGCGGAAGCCGCCTCAGCAATCTTCATCTTGGCGTACTGCAAGCGTAGCTCTTGGTCTTCAATAGCCTTGTCGATACGGGCCAGATCTGCGGAGTGGGTCTTGCGCTCCACCACTGACAGGCGCTCCATCAACTCTTGGTTCTTGCGTTCCAAGAGCTGGAGCTTCATGTCCTTCTCGACGTTTGTCTTCTTGGCAAGCTCACGCTTGGCTTTACGCTTTTCACGGCGTGCACGCTGGTATTCTGACTCGTCCTCTGGGGCGACATCATCGTCCCCATGGTCATCAGCAGAGCCGCCAGCGGCCATGTTGTCATCATCACCGTCGTCTTGCGCGTCAGGTGACTCAATGCTGTCTGGAAGGTCGATCACGGCTGAACCGTCAGCCTCTTCCTTCACTTTGATGTTGTCCAAATCTGTATCAGTGGTCATAAAAATGCTTTCATTGCTAGGGGATCGCCTGTGACTTTGGCAATTACCTCGTGGTCGTTCAGGATCATGAAAAGGGCTGGGTCTTCCAGATCGTCCTCTCCCTCAACCTTTACTTCCCAACGGTCTCCGCCCCACTTAGGGACGCGGATGTAATCGCCGACGGAGCACCATGAGCCTTCTGGCCATGATTGCATCGTGTCGCGGTTTTTGAATGCGAGAGGGCCAATCTCGATGACTTTTGCCACCATGTTGTTCCACTTCTCGGTCTCTTTGGTCTCTTCCACCAAAATGATCCCTGCGCCTGTCGTTTTCTTCTTTGTGCGACGGAGTTGCACCAAAATACGACCACCTAATGGCTTAGCACCCGGGTTCACAGCGGGAAAGGCCCACTTCACTTCAGCGTTTTGCAACACTTCGGGGTTATCGCTCATCCTCTTCTTCTTTCTTTAACAGAAGGTTAATGGTATCCAAGGCTTCTTGTAAGCCAAGGTACTGACCAACCATGCGATGGTAGGACTCGATATTGACAGCGTTTCCCAACGCTAACGAAAGGCGTATTTCAGCCATCCTGACATCAATCGCACCGATTAAGTCTTGTAAATTGAACATGCTTATTTCTTTTTAGCTTGCGATAAGGCGCCTCCTTGTGATTTTGCTGGCTGTGAGCCGCCAGATGACTTCAAAGACGAACCATCAAGCTTTTCGCCAGCGGCAATACGCTTGTGCATTGGTACGGCTTCGTTTTGGTAAGGGTTAGATGTAGCCATTTTGCTCTCCTAGGGTTTGTTGTGCTTCTTTTTGAAGCTCCAGTGCAGTTTTTGCCTGCTCGTTTTGCAATTTCGCCGCGTCTCGCGTCAATTTTGCAGATTCAATACGTTCTTTGGTCAAGTTGTCAGCAGATTCCATCGCCACTTCGAGCTGTTGATTGGCCTCGAACTGTTGTTGGCTCTGTGTGAGCTTGGCAACGTCGAGTTGTTGCTGGTTTTGAAGCTTTTGACCAGCCAATTGGATGTCGGCTTTGTCCTTTGCGGCCAGTCGCTGTGTCTCGGCCATGCTTGTTTGGAGCAAAACCTGCGCTTCTGGGGTCATTGGAGGGGTCTGAGTCTGCTTGAGCTGTTGCATTGTCTGCATCATTGCCTGCATCTCTGGCACAACCTGCGCAAAAACCTTCTGTGTGTCCACTGTGACGTGCTGAGAAGCCAAAGCAATGAGCTTGTCTGCCTCTGCCGTGATGCGTGGATTGTCGTAATCCTCTGGTTGACGGCCCAAAGACTTCACAACGTAGCCGTTCATGCGGTTCAAGTACCACATCGACAAGTGTTGCTTGATGTGCTCCATCATCTGGGGCAGGATAATTGGCTGAACCATAGGGTTAGAGCCAAAAATCGGGTCTTTATAGAAGTCCAAGTGGCTTTGGATGTGGGCCAAATGGTCTTGCTCCATGTAGGCGAAGGCGGCTTGACCGAGCATCATGGCTACGTTCTCGTTAGAAGCATCGCGCTTCTCAGGAGATGGGACGTCTTTCATGATCTCGTTGATGCCGGGCACCTTAATCTGTTTCAAGAAACGCTCGACAACGGTCTTGCGGTTGAACAGGTCTGGGTTCTCCTTCATGATCTGCATCACAGCCTGTGTCTGAGCCATACGCTGGGTCTCAGAGAAGATGTGTGGATCAGAAACAGGGATCACGTCCGTGTTGGATGCGAAGTCTTCCTTGCGAATATCAAGGTCGGCAACCACTTCACCCTTGCGTTGCTCGTCCAAGTACCAGCGGTTCAGGCGACCAAGGATCTTCAGGACGCGGCCTTGGCTCTCATGCAGGCGTGAGTGGATGGCTGAGAACACCACAGCTCCCTGCTCGATCAAAGCTTGGGTCGTACCAACAGGCATGTTGGCGTTCACGTCAGCGATCTTTTCTTCGGCGGTGGTCACTACCCCCTTGGCCGCACCATCTAACCAGCCCAGAAGCTTGAATAAGACCTCTGAAGGTGGGTTGAACGGCATAGGCATGGCGATCTTGCGGATGTCGTCGACCCCGGGGGCGCCTTCGATCTCACAAACCTGCGTCACGTCAACCTGTTGGGACTGACCAGAGATCTTCGCGCCCTTGAGCTTGAGCATGGTTGCCGCGTTGTTGAT